CGCTGTTGAAGCGCCTGCAGCTGGGGTCCGACAGTCTGCAGAATTCTCTGCTCGCTGGCGGCCACGGTTTGCCGGATCCGCGCATCGTTCATGACTTGCGCGCGGGTTTCCGGGTCCAGGTTTTCCAGGTTCTGCTGCAGCGTTTGCTCCATCAGTTGCTTCTGGGCGGTGAGCTGCGCTTGCAACTCCTCGACCGTCGTCGACTGTTGGGTCTGCTGCTGCTGCAGTTGCTGGTACTCCTGGTCCTTGTTTCGGAGTTGTGAGACGAGCGAGGTAATGCGTTCCTGCGCTCTCTGAGAAGTCTGTTCCTGTGGTTGCTGCGACGGTGGTTGCTGTTGGGGCGCCTGGGTCGGGGGTTGCTGGGCGATCGGCCGCTGCTGGGCTTGCTGCTGCTGCTGCTCGATCGCCTGACGTGCATAGCTGCCCTCTGGGGGTAGCTGTCCGACGGGGTTTCCATCTGCACCTACTGGCACTGGAGTTGGTGGCAGAACCACTTGCTCTCCAGTCTGCACACTGAGCTCGCGACCGAGTTGGTCTTTGAGTCTCAACGCCGCAGAGTCGGCCCGCTGATTGAAAGCGGACTGTTCTGTTGGTTGTCCTTCGAATTGGGTCATACGGTTTCGATGGTGCGCGACTCCCATCTGATGTTCAGCGCAGGAAATGCCGGCGCGACTCGGCTACAGCGCGATGGTGAGCGATCCTTTCAGGGTTGCGTTACATGCACGCCTGGGCCGATCTGCTCAGATTGCCTCTTTTCAGGAATGCTACTAGTCGCCGTAGCCCTTGACGTTGCCGCCCGTGCCGCTGCCCGGGACGTTGATCCACTTGTTGTTCATGTCCGTTCCCTTGTGCCGCGACCGGGTCTTGCTATCGCACGCCCCCATCGTCTTCTTGTAGCCCACCGGGCGACTCAGCGCACAGGCATTGACCGTGGTCGGGGTTGACGCCCCCTGGGACTGATTGTTCTTCATTAGATACCTCGAGGTTTCACTTTGCCGTCCTCTGTCACGTAGAGCGCGCGCTCATCTGTGAGACCCTTGAGACGGCTGACAAGAGTCTTCGTGTTGGCTTCGTTTTGAGTCAGCAACGACATGATCGCGCCGAGTTCCCGACAGCGACCCTGCAAAATGCGGAGCTCGGCATCGCTGCCGTTTGAAAGTTCGAGTTCCTGGCGACGATAGGCTCGGCAGTCTTCGAGCGCCTTGACGAAGTCTTGCCAGCCTGCATTGCCCTTGAGCGCGAGGATCTTCTCGGCCAGGCCGATCGCACCTTGCAGGTTGTTGATCTCCGCATCGACACGTCCGACGACCGCCCGTTCCCGGGCTCTCTCGTCCCAGAAATCGTCGACGGGATGTAGCTTGTCGTGGAGACTCACTGCGCACCTGGGTTGGGGGCGTTCTGCATCGCTGCGGACTTAGACTGGCTGGTCGCGGCATCGTTGCCCTCGCCGCGCTCCATCTCGTTTCGCCTCACCTTCGGGGAAGTGGGAGCCTGATCCGGGGTACCGGCGCCGGGGATGTTGACTGCGGCACCGTCGACACCCATTCCACCGATGGACTCGGGCGGTTGGATCTGCATCGCGGTCGCCACCTGCTGCATGTCCATGATCTGCTTCTCCTGCTGCTCCTGGGTGATCGCCAGGATCTGCAGGTGCTCGGCAGTGTGCGACCGCGCACGAGCCGCGGTGCCTGGGTCGTGCTTCCACAGCGACTCGAAACGCTCGGTCTTGAGCTCCTCGAGGTGCACCAGGGTATGGCGCATATGGTTGTCGTCGGACCGCACCGTCGGAACCTTCGCGTGGTACCAGAGCTCCTGTTCCTGCAAGGCGCTCAGGAGTTCTGAGTCGTCCGGTGGCTGCGACACGAAGTCGCCAGCGTTGCGGATGTCGAAGCCGAACTCGAGGACGTGAGCGAGCAGCTTCGGGCCGTTGATCGTCTTCGGGCCGTAGGTCTGCGCGAAGATCGGGATCCGGTCGAGCAGGTTGACCAGTTGCTGCACCTGGGTCTGCTTGGTGAGCAGTTTGAAGCTCGCCAGAGGCTGCACGATGAACCGGCCGATCAGCTGCTCGGGTCCGACCGTGTAGCGATCGGTGTAGTTCAAGCCGGCCGAACCGACCTCGCGGATGACCTGCTCGTAGCTGAGGAATTGCTGGTTGTTCCAGGTCATCTGGTCGAGCATCGGCTCGATGACCTGCATCTCGTAGTTCGTGATCATCGGCGAGATGCGCAGCTTGCCCTGGTCAATCTCGCTGGTGTGCTGCGTCGCCGTCTTGCCACCACGACCGAAGGGATCCTGCGCGCCCATGGAGGGTGAACTCGTGCCGGCGGTCTCGCGGATATCGACCGTCAGCTGGTTCTCGGCCTTGAGCGCGGCGTCGGAAACCTTCGGCACATGGATCGGAGCAATTGATTGACCGACGGCCGGAACGCGCAGACACAGCCCCGGCTGCAAGATCAGTTGACCGTCAGGGATGTTGGCCTGGTCCGACACCTCGAACATCGGATTCGCTTCCAGCTGCGTCGCCGCCATCAGCAACTGCCGCTTCACGTCCTTCTCGCGCGACAGCCTGGCGATCATCTCGATCGCACCGATGCCGTAGAACTCGTCTTCCAGGTCGATCGGCTTCCATGCTTGGTAGGGCTTTTTCTTGTGCCAGTACGGGTTCTCAGTGATTCGCACGATCAACTGCAAGCCGCTCGGGTCGACCATGACCACGTTGCAGATCTTGGTCGTGTACGAGCCGTTCTCCTTCTTGACCACGAGTGGCCCCCACCAGTCGATAACCTCGTAGTGCGGGATGTGCGGCGCGTTCGCTGCTTCCTTCGGATCGAACACCCCGTAGGCGTAGGATTTCCTCTCCTTGAACTCGTCACCGAACGTCGCGCTTGCCGTGCCGGTGTTATCTCTGAGCGCCTCGAGGCCGACCCAGTGGCCGAGTTCGCCCATCTCCTTCACTTTGCAGTCCGGCCAGATCGAACGATCAGCGCACCACTCGGCGTCATCGATACTCGAGGCGTTCGGCGACGTCAGGAAGTCGAAGATGGAGACGTTCTCCATGAAGTTGCCGTCGTAGGTGAACTCGTCGGTCTTGACCTCCTCGAGTTCGACCTTGGACCCGCCTGGAATGTTCTTGTCAGGCTTGCGGCGACCGACGCGGTAGCGCATCTCGCCGATCTCCTGCTTCCACCAGAGCTTCTGAATCTGCGTCCCGTAGATCAGGCCGTCGCGAATGCCGCGGGATGCCTTCTGACCGTGCGCCATCGTGCGCAGCTGCTTCTTGCAGATCGCTTCTTGTGACTTCGAGTTGTCGTCGTGCTCCTGAGCCTCGGCGTAGAGCCGGAACCAGGTCTCGCTGCCGAACAGGGTCCTGAAGATCTGCGGCTGCAGCGTTTCGATGATCTTGTAGGGCTCGGGGCTGTGCAACGGCATCCGACCGAAACTGAACTCGTTGACCGTCTCGCCGCGGTAGAGCCGATAGAGGATCAGCCACTTGTTCCGCAAGAACTCCATGACGTTGAACACGTCCTTGAGGCCTGCCGTGACCGCGTACTTCGCTCGCTCGCGCACCTGCGGATTGTTCGCCAGGTTCGGATAGCCAACCGACTCCTCGTAGAGCCTGGCCGACCGCTCAGGAGTGCTGTCGCCGGCGCCCTCCTCGGTGAGTTCGTAGGGGGCGTAGTTCGGATTCGTGCCCTGGCGACGCTGGAAAGTACCCATGCCGCGACGATCACCCGACGTGACTCCGTCGCGCGTGACAGTCAGTCCGTCGAGTCCTCCACGGTCACCCATCAGAGCAGCCACTCCGAGGCTTTCGGCTTGCAGAACTTCTTGAAGAGCTCGTCATAGGACACCTTCTGGAGGACATCGTAGATCGGGCCGCCCCAACCTTCGGTGACACGGGCGCGTCCCGGCCAACGCGATTCATACCACGAAAGCCACGCAAGCGCACGGTGGGTGTCGTAGATCGATCCCCGCTTGGTCACCGGGTTCTTGTCGCCGAACTCGTAGCGGCTCCCGTTCTTCAGGGTGAAGCCGAGAAGGTAAATTTCGCCGGCGCCCATCAGGGTGGCCGTCTGGATCGTGTAGCAGACCGAGTTGCCGCTCGGATGGTATTCGGCCGTCAAGCTCTCAGGCATGAACGGTGGGCTTATGCCGTTCCGTCTTACGCCATCCTCACAGAGCATCGTGCCTTTGGGGCGAGCAATGCGAATATGGTAGGGCTGAATACGCTTTGAGCCTACCTGCCGAGCCATGGCGGTCCCCCTCATCGAAAACACACCTTGGCCGAAGATTCCTTGGTTGGCTACAACAACCAGGGAGTCAGGGCATCCACTGATTGCATGTCGCTCGGAGTCATAGACTGCTTTGTCCACAACATGCCAGATGCTGGGGACCAGCGTTCGGAGAGTCCAGTTCGTTCCGATGACGAGCTGATCTCGGGCGGCTTCAAGTCCTGGGGAGTCAGCCAGTCCACTGGCTCCCCCAAGGATGAATACTGGGCGACCGGCAGCAACCCCTGCAAGCCAACTCGGGTCAGAACCTCCGCGGCTCGGTGCTTGTAGCTGTGCCGCTGTGAAATCAGGTAGGAGCATTTCCGGCCGATTGCCTCCGCTTCTTCGGGGTGTTCGATGTAGTAGAGCACGAGCTCGAGGAAGTGATCCGGGTCGGACGCCTGGGGCGCTCCGGGGAACATCCTGGCGAGTTCGCTGCGGTGGTTGTCCGAGACGACCAGCGTGCCGCACGCCGCCATCTCGAGGAACCTGGGGTTGATGTGCGCCGCCGGCAGATTCGCGTCGTTCCAGAACCCGGTGCCCCACCCCTGCGGGGGAGGTGAGCCAGAGATCGTCAAGCCGGCCGGGACGGCGAAGGTCCGATGCCGATTGACGACGCGGCGCTTGTAGCAGTCCTCAGTGATCCACGGCGCCCGGTGAACATTCAGACCGACCTGGCAGTTCGAGTACCACTTGGGGTGCGTGTCGTAGGGAATCCAATCCTTCTTGCTGGCCTTGCTGACCGCCCGTTTGAGGTACTGGAAGCAGGCTCCCGACACCAGGCGATCGATCGGCTCGAAGAACTTCGGTCGCGGCGTCAGCGTGCCGTTGCCGATGAACAGAGTCGAAAGCTCGCGGATCATCTTGCCGTCGTCATCGAAGTAGGGTCGCGGCTTGAAATCGTCGGTGTGGACACCTGGTGGCAGGTAGTACACGTTCGCCCGGTTCGGCCTCGATCGCCGGTGCACTTCGATCGTGCACGGATCCATGGTGAAGACGAAGTCGAAGCTGGGGCTGTAGGTGGCCGTCTCGCCAGTCTCGTACGGCTCGTCACAGAGGTAGCAGGCCGTCACGAGGTTCCGAGCCTTGAGGCTCTGCATGAACAAGAAGTT